TTATTTTTCACCCTGATTTTCAGCTTTGGTTTTCCCGGGTGGCAAGACTTCATCCAGTAAAGCCATAGCCTCTGATTGCATCCCCTCAATTATATGGGAGTAGGTATCCATTGTAAAGGCTACGCTGGCATGGCCCAGGGCTTCTGATATAACCTTGGGCTTGGCTCCCCTTAATAGCATGAGGCTGGCAAAAGTATGCCGTAGGTCATGGAACCGAACATTCTTTAGGCCGGCCTGCTTGGCTATCTTGGCGAAGCTATGACTCAGCACACTTGGGTCAAGGGGATCGCCTTCAGCATTGGCAAATACCAGGTCATCGGGTTTAAGCAATCGTCCTAAATGCAAGGACAGTGATTCCCTCTCTCCTCTATATTCATTCAAATAATCAACTAGGTTTTTCGTCATTCTTACACAGCGCTGGCTATGCTCTGTCTTGGGTTCTTTGAACTCACAAATCCCCTGGTGCTTGTATAACACCTGGCAAACCGAAATAGACTGTACATCGAGGTCAATATCTCTCCATCTGAGCCCTAATAATTCAGCCTGTCTTAAACCTGAAGCCACAGCCATATAAAACACACAATAGAATCGGCTAGTCGAAGCTACCTCTAGCAAGTTTTTCAATTCTTCGGGTGTTAAGGTCCGCATTGGCTTGGCCTTCCATGCGGGAGAATCTACGAGCTCGCATGGATTGCGACCCAAATAACCTTGTCTAACAGCATATTTTAGGGACTGTTTCAATAGACGATGGTGTTTGTGAACAGTCCGTGCTGATAGCTTTTCGCAGGCTTGGCCATAATAGGCCTGTATTGCTTGGGGTGTAAGATGTTTTAATAGAATATGCCCCAGAGCTGGTATTAAGTGGCGTTCTATCGTCATCCGGTAGCCGTCTTGCGTCTTTTGAGAACACTTTGCTTTGACATAGCCTTGTAGAAACTGGTTCAAGAGGTCTGCTACCGTAAGTTTGCCTAGTGGAGTAAAGACACCTTTATCAAGACTACTTAATAGCTCCCTCAAGCGCCTTTGGGCATCACCTTTATTGCCCCTCACAGTTTCAAAGTGGCGCCTGGGCTTGCCGTCTGGCCCCTTGCCAGTGTAAAGTTGAATTTGCCAGCTATGTTTGCTTCTCTGTCGTATGTTTCCCTTCATTCTGCACCTTCTCTTTTGTATTTCCCCGTCTTGGCAGCGTCTTCAGTTTCCCTTCCTTTCGAAGGTCCTCAATTCTCTTTTCAGACTTCCTTTGTGCCTCTTCTTCTGTCAGACTGATGCCCAGTGAGTAACCTTTACCTCTCAACTTCATTTCAAGTTCTTCTTCCTCTTCCCCTCCCAATGTTGGTAGGGGGTGGATCAGATAAGGGTGCTCAGCAATATCAGCCGCAGTAATTCGTCCGTCCATGTAGCGTATTAACGTTAAATCAATATCTCTAGTATAAGATTTAGGATTGTCTAAAACCCAATCGAGCCATTCTCTTAGTGCATAAGCAGAGGCAAAACAATCAAGAACGTCTAGGTCGTCAATAATTTCGTGTAGCCTAGCAATCCATAAAGCCTCACGGATAGTGAAACGCTCGCTTGCTCTAAGACGCTTTTCATAAATAAACATTACCTTTGATAACGCCTCCGGGGGAATGTCACAGTCTTTTTTTGATAAAGCGACTAGGCTCCAATGGTCATCCTTTGGGTTAAGTTTAGGCTTGCTTGAGATATCTTTAATGATGTCTCGAATGGAACTTTCACTCGGCCACCCTTTGTTTAATTTGAGGAGCAATTCAGGGTGTTCCTTACTCTCTTCACGAAGAATACTCCTTACCGACATACGTATCTCGTGGGGTTTCCATTTGGGATGGTCGCGGTAAACCGAAGCAATTAGAGGCTTAATCGGTTCTATTAAAGGACCTTTTGCCATTTTAATTTCCCCCTCTTATCTGCGTTTTGTAGCTAGTTTTTTTCCTTATCAAACCTTTATGCAGGTTTTAGCTTTACCTTATCAATTCCACTCCTGCCACATATTTGACTTACACTGGAACTATATATATTATAAATGTATCAACAAAAGTTTGTCAAATATGGAAGGAGGTAGGTGTATGACCGGTAACAAAATTAAAGAATTTCGGGAAGTAGTTGGGATGTCTCAGGTCGAATTGGCACGCCGTGCACGCATAGCCTCAACAAACTTAAGTGCTATTGAGTGTGGGAGGTTAGCGGTTTGGCCGAAGGCTAAACGAGCTCTAGCAAGGGTATTGAAGTGTAGCCAGACTGACTTGTTTCCACCGGCGGAGGAAAAGAACGGGACCAATGGAGACTAGCGAACGGCTGACTTACAGCGTTAGAGAGGCTGCCGGATTGCTTGGCTTAAGCAAAAATTCTGCATATCTTGCGTGCCTACGGGGTGAAATACCATGCTTGCGAATCGGGCGGCGACTCTTGATACCGAAGGCTCGACTTCAAAAGCTACTGCTCGACAATGGCGAGGGCAAGGATGATGAGGTTTCATTACAATGAACTGTAAGGAATGCAAAGAGCAATTATATCCAGAGAATCCCGAAGTGGGGGGATACCATCTTCGGCTAAAAAGATATTTCCCACCACTCTGCCAGGGTTGTCCGCAATCTGAATCTTCGGAGAAAATGATTGCTGGATTAGAGGATCGTGTTGGTAATCTTGAGGCTATCTCAGCCGAGTCCGGGCGGATCCCTCGCCGATACTACGACCAGTTCCAACAGATGCGCGGGGAGATTGCCTACCTGAGAAACAAACTGAATGAACTGTTAGGCAAGAAGAGGCAACCTCCCAAATCTGGCTATAAAGGACTAGCAGCCAATGGATGTTAAAGTAACCGAACTTATTAATGGCTATTTACTAGAATGGCCAGCACCTTGGCACTTATCTGCCCAAGTTAGCCGGCTCCGGACTCCGAGTGACGGTCAAGTCCGGGGAGAGCTTGAGATCAGACACAGCAATGGTGCGAAGGAATCTGTCCTCTTGGTGCCGACACAGTTCAACTTTAGCTCTGAGTTGACCAGGGCAAAATTTGCCGAAAAGCTCAAAGAAAAGATAGACCTAGAAATAGAGTGGAGAGAGGTCTTTGATTACCTTTCACAAAAGATTCAGGAGTTGGCAAGAGGCGGCGAGCCAGCAATTGAGATTACAACGGCTGGAGATATCAAACCACCAGAATACCTACTTTACCCGCTAATCGTAAAGAACTACCCGAATGTGATTTTTGGTGACCCCAGCTCATCTAAAAGCACGATAGCCGTGATACTAACACAGGTGGTCATACTACCCTGGCATGATAATCCTATGGGGCTTGCAGCCCCGGACCATTCTATAAAAGTAATATATCTGGACTGGGAGACTGATGCCGAGACAATACAATGGCAGACAGTGACACTACAGCGAGGTATCGAACACATTGGAGTAATGGGTTTGCATTACCGCCATTGTGCACAGCCTCTAACCAATGATTTGGAGGAGATCAGGCGTGATATAGCCGATATAAAGGCCGAGTTAGTCATAATAGATTCACAGGGGCTAGCAGCAGGGGGTGAGCTTAAAGAAACGCAATCCGCACTCGGCTTCTATGCAGCTCTCAGGCGACTAAAGGTCACCAGCCTGATACTAGCACATAACTCAAAGGACAGGGAAAGTAAGACTCGCTCAATCTATGGCAATCAGTTTTTCACTGCCCAAGCTCGTAATATATGGGAAGTAAGGAAAAACCAAGAGCCCGGCAGTAATGAGATTGACATAGCACTATTCCATAGGAAATCACCACCATTTGCGGGCTTGCATAGGCCACTGGGATTCAAAATAGTATTCGATAATGATGTCGGAACTATGAATATCAAGCCGAGTGATCCCAAGACTGTAGGAGAATTCCTAGAGCAGATGGGTCTCAAGTCGCAAATACTAGAAGCATTGAAAAGTGGCACTATGACAGTGAGTGAATTATCCGAAACGCTAGAGAAACCAGCGAACCAAATTAAGGCTAGATGTAATGAACTTAAAAAGAAAAATAAGCTACTTAAAATAGGCGAATCATGGAGCTTAGCTAGTGATGAACTTTGAAGCGTACAAGGTACTGTACAGGGGTATATAAATATACCCCCCCCTGTACTGTACACCCCGTACACCTGTACCGTACACCCCTGTACGGCATGTACACTTCCCTTATAAAAGTAGGAGATAAACATGGAAACAGTAACAAAGCTGAATAGCAAGGGGAATAGGCGTGGAATGTCCCTGGGTAGCAGGAAGAATCTGGAAAAGGGAGGATTTAAGAAAGGGGAAGTTGCTAATCCTCTGGGGAGACCTCCGAAGGAACTCTGCATCACTGACATACTGCGTGAGCAACTAGGAACGCCATGTCCCTATGCGCCTGGCAAGACATGGGCTGAATGGCTTGCTAGAAGGGCATTAGAGCTAGCTAGCAAGAACCCAGTATATTTTCGAGAGTTACTGGATAGAGTAGAGGGCAGGGTAGCTCAATCAATTCAGCAAGACATTACCAGTAAAACCCTAAATATCACTGTCATGGTAGAGAGTGAAAAGACTAAGGATTTGGTAAATCGAGTTTTGGCCGGCGAAAGAACCATACCAATAGGAGAACCTAATGGAAACAACGAGAGTATTTGAGGATACGATTAAAGCATGGTTAGGTGGCTATCGGCGGGTATTACACGAAGGTGGCACTTGGAGTAGCAAAACCTGGTCAGTCCTCCAGGCACTCATTCTGATAGCTCAAGGGACACAAGCTCCCTTACTCATAACTATCGTCTCGGAATCCTTACCCCATTTAAGGCGAGGTTGTATCCGAGACCTTTTTAGAATACTTGGAGAGTCGGAGGAAAACAACCCTCACTGGTCTAGAACTCTATTCAGGTATGACTTTGGGCTGGCAAAGATAGAGTTCTTTGGTGCAGACGAGGCGGACAAGGTAAGAGGTCCCCGGCGTGATATTCTCTTTATCAATGAGGGCAACAATGTCCCCTGGGAAACCGCAAGGGCTTTAGATATACGGACAACGAAGTTTACCATCGTTGACTGGAACCCTGTAGCCGAGTTCTGGGCACATGAGAACTGGCGAAACGAAGTTACTACCTTCTATGTCCACAGCACTTATCTTGACGCTCTGAAGGTCTTACCGCGTGAAGTTGTTGAGAACATCGAATCAAACAGGGGTAAAGACCCTAACTGGTGGAATATCTACGGCTTGGGATTGCTGGGGCATCTAGAGAATCTAATCTGGCCAGGGTTTGAGATTGTTGACGAGTTACCACCCAAGAATGACTGGCAGGCCTGGGCTTACGGGCTGGACTTTGGCTTTGTGAACCCCACAGCTCTGATTAAAATCATCTCGTGCGATAAGAAGCTATATTGGGATGAACGCATTTACCAAGCAGGATTAACTAATTCCGACTTAATAGAGCGCCTTACTCATGAGGAGCGCGCCGACATCTATGCTGACGCATCAGAGCCACAAAGGATAGAGGAAATATCAAGAGCTGGCTGGACTATTTACCCGGCCAATAAAGATGTGAAGATGGGGCTCGACCTGGTGAGAAGGCAACCCTTACATATAACAAAATCAAGCGTGGACACCATTAAGGAAGTTAGAAACTACAGTCGTAAGAAAGACAAAGATGGCAATGTCTTGGAAGAGCCGGTGAAGATAAGAGACCATGCCTGCGATGCTGGACGCTATGCCTCTCTAGGCTTAACAGAGCGATTTGGCTTTGCAACGGTAGCCCCAAGTCAAGAAACAATGCAGGTGTGGCAATACTAAGGAGGTAATCTAAATGAGAGAACTATCAGCAACACTTAAGGCTGGACAGCAGGCCGGGGCTTTAAATCCCCTATACAAGATTGAGTTCACCAAGGGGGCAAGTAGCTATACCTACGGGCAGGATAGGATACTCCCCTCTGAACATGATGAGGAGCTATATTCACACCGAGCTAAAATTGTCCTGAACAATCGCGATGCTGAATTTAACGACAAGGACCTGAAAGGTTACGATGCCGTTATCTCCTATGGTGTGATTGGAAAAGCTGGCGAGGAGTATTTGGCAACTGCCTCTCTCTCTATAATAGATCAGCAGTTTGATTCTGACCCCAATAAGCTGACCTGCACGCTTGAGCTTGAAGGTATGCCTAACCTTATGGGCGAAGATGAGGCCAGCGAGCCTTATATGCCAGATGAAGACGATACCAAGACAGTTAAAACACTGGTGAACGCTATTGTTGGGGCTACCCTGGACCCGTTTACTCATTGTAAAGCCTTTGAGGTGGTTTGGGATGACGGCTACGACACCCTGGCTGACAATTACAAGCCTAAAGATAGTTTCAGGGTTTATACTAGTGGCTCAAGGCTGGCTGCTCTAAGAAGGGTACTGGATTTCACGGCAAATGTGCCACGCTTTGAAGCAGATGGCAAGGTTCACATATTACGACCAGTTACGAGTGGAGAATCCTTTGACTACGAGTATAACCTCGAATCGGGGCATACTTTCTTCAGCAAGGCATATAGAAATAGCCTTGTATTTCCCAATAGGGTAGTCGTCAAGTCTAGGGATGACGATGATCCGCAGTATTCCGGCTCAGCTCAGATTACAGGCTATGATTCCCTGCCTGACAAAGTAAAGAAGACTAAATTCGTTCAAGTGCGGCTAGAAAGTAATGACCAAGCTGAAGATATAGCTGAGGCATTGATAGCCAAAGCCGAAATGGGGGCGGCGAGAGGACAAGCTGAAATTAGAATCAATGTCGGTGCCGAAGCCTTTGACTATGTGAAGGTAGTTGACCAGAGACAGGGCGATACACGGACTGGTAACTTGGGCTATATTCACCGCAGATTTGGTAAGGACAAGTGGTTGATGACTTTTGGCTTCGGCAACTGGCTAGATATGCTCCGCTACCAAAAAATACTCAAGGAGCTGGAGACATATACCGATGCCGGGCAATACTTCTCGCGCCTATCAGTCGGACACCTCTATGCCGAGAACTTATTAGCCAAAAACATGGGGTTCTATTGGATAGACCCCGATAATACGATTGACCTTTCAAAAGTGGGAACTCTGGATGATTTACCTGATGGGGAACAATATCTCAGGGTAAGCACATGGAATCTGAGTCTTGACGAGGACCCCGAATCCCCGACTTATGGCTTGTTCATACTCAAGATGGATGAGCATGTCGCATACCAGCCTGGCTATAATCCCAGTGAGAAACGCCGAACCTTTACGACAACACCTACAACTCCTTATGACATAGGCGACCTTTGGCTAGACGCAGACACAGTAAAAAGGTGCATAACGGCACGGGCAACAGGGGCGTACCAGGCAAGTGATTGGATGGCGACTACCCTTGATGCTATAGAAAATGGTGAGGTCTTCAGTCGAGTTAGAAGTATGGCATTATCTCCTGCTGGGCTAGTATTTCTAGACCAAGTGGAAGAGGGGACTTTCGGGCTCGTCTATAGCATGGACCTATCGGCTCATCATCTTCTACTCTCCAAGACAGTCAAAGATGGACTGTGGTATGAAGAAACGGGAGTAGTCATAGATGCTACCTATGGGATAGCACTTTATGGTGGTGAAGGAATTAATGCCTTCAGGACTTTTGCAAGCAAAGAGGACTATGAAAGCGATGCGGGAAAATCAGGTGAGGCGACTGCTACCACCGCTAATCATTTGATTGATGCCACGAATGCCCAATTTGAGGCTGGGGATGTCGGCAAGATTGTCTATAACTATACTGATGGGACGACAGCTAATGTAACTCAATATAACTCGGCATCCGACCTGACGCTTGATGCGGACATCATGGCGGATGGGGAATCATACTACCTTTATGGCACTGCCCACGCTCAGGTTTATATCGGGACAGATGGGAAGCTCTATGCCGGTGAGGGTGCAGTTATCCTTGATGCTAACGGAGTGAGCGTTGGCGCTGGCAAGGTTATTATGGACAGTGATGGTATCACGATAGAGGGGGAATCTGCTCTCGCTAGTAAATTTAAGTTTAAGTATAGTGGGGGAGACATTGGTTTCATAACCGCCTGGCATAGTGTTATACAGCCTAGTCTATATGGTCTCATTCTTGCTTCCTATGCAGATAAATGTATTTACCTTGGCCCGGGAGACCATCAAGTTCTCCCCTTCTCAGCACTGGAGAAGCTGGGTAGCACTACTCAACCCTTTTATGGTGGCTACTTTGGCTCACGCCTCAAAATCCCTGTAGGCGTAGATTGCTACGACTAGGAGACTTAAAAGTTTAGAAACAAAGGAGGAATATGACGGACATTGAAAAAGAACTAGCAAAAGCCAAGCGCGAGCAGAGGGAGGTAATAAACCGCATTAACCAGCTGGCCGCGGAGAATCAGGGACTTATTCAGGAAGCACTTAAACTAGGGGGGGAGATTAGAGTACTGAAGCGATTGACGAAAGAGGGCAGCAAGATACAGGAGAACTAGCCCTGGGGGGTTCAAGAAAGCCCTTAGAGTTAGCGGTTAATGGTTTTCTTTAGGGTAGGCAAATGATAATCCAGTGTCCAAATTGCGGTGGAAAGGTAGTGGTCAATGGTTTAGGACGGAGACCGCTAAACATGCCACTCAAAAACGTTTGTGAGTGCCTTAGAAAACATCGTAGCGTGGCAGCAGCAGCCAAAGAGCTCGGTTGCAGCCAGGGATACATTTTCAAAGTCTTGAAAGCCAATGGGCTAAAGGTGAAGGATGTATTCAGGGGGGGTGTTTCGTATTAAAATAGGGAAGTGCAAAATATTATGTTAAATGATTATATCAGATGGCTTTTTGTTAGCTTGTCACCCTTTGGACTCGCTAGAGCTTTGCCTAATAAGTGCCTTTTGCCCCAAAAGGCTGTGAGCAGCCCCAGAAGTCATTGTTTTGATTAAATAGCACTGAAAAAGGAGAGGCTAAATGCTATTTGACAAAGTTGCCACATATATAATATAAACACGTAATAGCAAAAATAGGAGATTTTTATATGCCCGGAGAATTAAAGCCATATGAGTTCGAAGACCCTTTAGAGCGAGCAATAAAGGAAAGCGGGAAACAGGGATTAGTAGTTTTTGCTGTTACAACATTTCTTCACTATGGTTTATCGTCTGAGTCTGACAAAAACTTTGAAAACTCGCTAAAGTTTGGTGCTCGCAGAGGGTTAAAACAGTTCCTCCATTCTTTTGCAGATAGCCTTTAGGTTTGGCAGCTTTGCTCCAAAAGTGTCATCTGTTCCAGAAAGAACTAACCAATCTGACGAGATGTTCAGCACTCGGCAACTAGGCTGGTAATGCCTGTGATTGTACTTAATGCGCTTATCTATCTCGTTGCTGTTATAAAGGCTAGCTTACCCTTCTCGCACCGACTCGAATGTCATCAAGTTGCCCAGCTTCAACCTTTCCTAACCCATTGGCAAAAACCTTAGGCAGTGTATAATAGAATTAAGTAAATTGAGGAGCAAGCTATGAATACCTTTTATCATGGTGACTGCCTTTTTGTGCTAGGAAGATATTCTAGCTGGAACGGGATTTGCAAGGCAAAAATCCTAATGCTGTGGCTCTAGGTCGGCTTGGTGGTTTGAAAGGCGGTAAAGCTAGAGCCAAAAAGTTAAGCTCTGAGCAACGTACTGAAATAGCCAGAAAAGCAGCACGGATTAGATGGAGTAAATAATTACTTCGCTTTTGTTGGGCAAAATTTATGGTCTTTATCCCACCACATGAGATAGAATCTCTGTCCGTCTTTATAACCAATTATTCTTGGCTTGCTTCCCAATGGTATTTGATATAGCTGGTCAATATCTATTTGACGCTCTTCCAATCTCTTAGCACAGTCTCTAGGTATCTCATCTGTACCCCAAGGATGGCAATGATTTTTCTCTCTTACTTCACGCCATTTAAGTCCTTCATATGCCTGTAGCGATTGGGTTATCTTTTTAAGAAAATACAGTATATTAACTCCACTCCATCCAAACTTTGCATGGTTGTAGTCCATATACCCATTGTGTACACGCCATACGAAGTTTGAGTTTTCAAAAGAAACTGGGTCTTGTAACTTGCGGGCAACTTTATTAGGTTGCAGTTTTAAGGCTCGTCTTTTTCTCGCATCCCGTCTCGCCATTAGACTAGCTCGCTACCAGGTGGCATAGAACTGTAGTATTCATGCATCGAGGCTAAGGTAATCTCATTTTCACAGTTATCCCCAGGGTCATATCCTTCACGAGCATCATTCCAGGGTTGTTCCATATGAGTTAAGTCGGCAAGCCATTGTGCAGGTTTAGCACCATAAGCACACAATACTGCGTCTATTGTCTCTTTCTCTGTAGCGTCGAGGTTGCCTATACTACCCTTAGCAATATCAGAGACTGCGAACATACCTCTATGAACATTGTATAATTCTTTCACCACTGGGCCACTGGCCCAAGCCTGTATTTGCTCAGGAAATAGGGGTTTTTCATCCCATACAAGAGACCACGCTTGGCAATAATACACCAATTTCTGTAGCTTCATTGTAGTCATAGGCTCTTGCTTCTCTAATATGTATTTTGCGACATCAAATACGTTTGCCATCTTTAGGCCCCCTATTGTGTCTTTAATAAATTGTAGCACCCATACTTGAGTTGATTTACTCTGCTTATCTTAGGAATACTAGTCAATAAACCTTTGTGCGCTGGGTTGATTTTTTCTCTATGGCTACTTGTTATAGCCTCTTCACCAAGGCGGGCATCATATGAAGCTGGTTGTAGGTGAGAATCGGAGAAATTGTCTATTCGGAGTGTTCCTCCCCGTATTGCTGAACGAATCATCTCGCCAGTCATTAACATCGGAGAGCCCCTTAATATTTCTTCTTCCATAAGAATATCAATAATGACTCAATTTGTCAAATGAGTTAACATAATATTTTGCACTTCCCTATTTTACAGTAGAGTCGTTGTCAGAGCTTAAAGTCAATATTTATTGTTTTATTCAGACGTTTACTGAAGTCCTTTAAGTCCTTCTCCAATTTGGTGAGACTCTCTTGGGCTTCGGAAGTATCTAGCTTTGAGTGGCAGTTAGGGCAAGTAATGACCTCGCCGTTTTGTAACTGCCCTACGGTGAAGGTAAGTTTATGCTTACAGTTTGGGCAATCAATATCAATCTTAGCACCCTTGTTTAGCATACCCATGATTTTACCCCCTTATACTAAGCGTTGCTGGTCTTTCAAAGTTACCCTGCGCCGCTGCGCACGCTTGAAAGTGGCGGGCGGTGCCATGCGTGGATACTGGGCTTCTTTCCCTTCAAGTAACTCTTTAATGGTAAGTATTTGTAGGCGGGGATACTGGTGACCTGGAAAGTGCTCTGGCTCGTAGAATCCCCCGGCGGCAGCCTCTTGTAACATTGGACGGGTTGGCTCATCCAGGGTTATCAGCACACCAATGGGAGCTTTATCACGCTCCAGCGCTCCCCTCAAGGCCTGAACATAGGCGGAGGTAACGTGACCGCTTTTGACTTGGACAACTATAGTTTTTGCTTTACCTGAGTTATCGTCAAAGAAGTTGATATAGCCGTCTATACCCTTGTCTGCGCCTTTCTTTTTATCCTGAGCCGGGCGGGCGTCCACAAGCCCTAAAGCCCACCACTCAAACTGATACCTTCCTTCGTGCTCGCTGTCAGCGGCAAGTGCCTTAGCGCTCTCTAGGTCTTTGGGGTCACCGATAACCTCATAGGGTGACAACTCAGGGCCGAAGGTGTCGTGGAGCCGGTGACGCATAAGGCTGATAGCCAGATGAGTAATATCTATGCCAATCCAGCGGCGCTTCAAACGTTCTGCTACAGCGATGCTAGTCCCGCAGCCGCAGAAGGGGTCAAGGACAATATCACCCTCGTTGCTGCTGGCTGAAATGATGCGCTCCAGTAGGTCTTCAGGCTTCTGTGTGGGATAACCCAGACGCTCAGACGAAGTTGGTGAAATCCTGTTAATGTCATCCCATAGATTATCAACAGGTCGACCTTTCGCTTCGTCCAGATACATCTTCTGACTTAGCGATTTGCCCGTCGAAGACCTCACTATGCGGCCTTCGTCGTACAGCTTCTGCATTTTCTCCTGTGTGAAACGCCAATATCCTTTGACTCCCAGGAAATCATAATATGGGTTCCCTTTGCTTGCACCACCAGGGCCGTCCACAGGAGCCAACCGATAAACACGCTTAGTTCCTTCTTCAGTGTACTTATAGTCTCGTTTCAGTGCTTCCTCAGAATAGGGTGCATATTGTGGGTTCCAAATAGCCGTATCGGTCTTGACGTAGAAAAACAAGGAGTCTGTACATCGGCCAAAGTGCCTCGCCCCCTGTTTTGCGTCTCCATGAGCAAATGACCTTCTCCACACGATTTCGTTTCGGAAATTCCTAACGTCGAACACCGCATCCATAAGCAGCTTCAGGTAGTGGCTAGCCGTTGGGTCACAGTGAAGATAGATACTCCCCGTTGGCTTGAGCACACGGTGCAGCTCAACCATCCGCTGCGCCATCATAACTAGGTAAGCCATCATGTCATTCTGTCCGAGAAACGTCCGCATAGCCTGTAAGAGCTCTGCCAACTTCCGAGGCCCTTCCTTCACCACTTCTTGATAGGCATACTCTGATTCCATGCCCCAGTGCCAGGTGTCCTCAAAGGCGGTAATCTGTGCTGCGGACCTCTCGCCAGACTTCTCTTGAAAGAGCACGTTGTAAGTGGCGTTAGAGTTGAAAGGCGGGTCAAGGTAAACCAGGTCAACACTCTCCGAAGCTACATGCTCACGCAGGATATCAAGGTTATCCCCAAAGTAGAGCTTATTTTTCCATACGCTGGTAGCCATTCTTCTTGCCCTCTCCGAACCAACCTAGCTTAACTGATTCTACAAGCTAACCGCTGAAACCTCAATGGGCTGTGATATATTGGTAACTGTTACACTTTCGCCGGCAGCTAATTCAAACTGCTGCTCACCCTCAGGTGAACTGACAAAGACAAGGCAAGCAACGTTACCCACGTTCTCAATCATGACCCCGTTATCTATTTCGGTTACGGAAATCTCTAATGTGGCCTCTGGGGCGCAAGTCAAGCCGATTAGGGCAATAGCAACAATGCAGCAAATCAGAAAGGTTCTTTTTATTGGCTTTCTCATGATTCAATTATACCCCTGACTGACCTCAAATAGAAGACAACTTAATAGTGTAGTAGGTAATCGAGCAAGGTTACTTTCTTATAGCGAGTTTCTTGGCGTTGCTTTGTTACTGTTCTTTGTTTCTCTACTTGTTGTGTTCCCAAAATCCTCGTCCTTTCCACTGTCTTTGTACCGGCTTTGTATCATAAGTCTCCCTTGTCTCAAAAGTCGGTAAATTGTATCAAAAGTAGGGAAGGGCGAAACTTTACGTTAGCAGTATATATAATACCTGCACAACTATAGCAGAACCGGCACCGATTACAGCACCGAGAAGAACTGCATTTCGGACAGTCCGATTAGTTTCAGCCTCTCTCTTAAGCTCCTTGTGTTCCTCTGGTCCAAACGCTGGCTGGTATGTTATATAATATGGACATTGTCGTGATTTTCTTATATCATCGGTATTAACGTATTCTGGTCTCCCCTCAAGTTGTCCCAAGAACCATTGCATTCTTAAGCAACAGACTCTATATTCTTCGCTATATTCGTTGTCTTCCCCTACACTCTTGTAACGAGGATTAGCGGCTTGGAATTCTTGGCGAAATCGGACACCAATCTCCACAAATCTAACCGAGCCCTCTCCGCTTTCGTGCTGAATATGCCAACAAAAGAATCCGCAATTCGTACATAAGACTTGTTTTCTCTCAAGTAACATTCTATTCACCTACCTGTATCAAAAGTCTGTAAGAGTTCATCCATCCTGTCCTAAGGCCATATCGGGGCTTTGTACCAGTCTCAATACTATAATCTCCTATTTCAGGAGCATTATTTAAGCGATTCTGAGACATTGTCTCTCCCGGGGCCAATAGTTCAGGCTGCCCAGGGGGATAAGGCAAACCCTCCATCGGAATCCCTATACCCATTGGCACAAGACAAAGCCAATTTAAGCTAAAATAACCCGCAACAGTATCTGTATTTGTTATTTCTACAACAATCAGATACCGGCCAGATGGGATGCCGCCTTCTTGCCCTACAATCCTAGTGGTAACCGCACATTGTAGATTGACAGTCTCATTGTATGTCTCAACAATAGGTTCATCCTCATAGTAAGTTTCTGTGTCCTCGTAATCAACCATAACTGTATAAGCCACTGTCTTCAGAGGGACAAGGCAAACCACAAGAGCGAGGATCGCTACTACTACACCTACGGCTATGCCAATCTTCATTTTGTTATCACTGGCAAAATTTTAATGCCCTCTCCAGTCATCAATATCAGGATGCCTGAAGGCGTAAACAACGACTGCTATTAGCATTATCAAACAGAACAGAATATCTGGTCTAAGCAACGTCACATTTACCCCTGAGATGTGTTAATAGGGCCAGTCCAATGAAGTTCTTGACGGCACGATGGGCATTTCGAAGACGTCACGTCGTCTGGATAGTGGGTTTGGTATACCGCTCTACAGTTATCATAAGGACATACCTCCGCAATATCAGCAAACGGGTCACGGGGGCTGAGCAATCCTATCTTCGAGTAGACCTCCATGATACTTCGTATCCAGTCCCAATGCTCGTCGGAATCTGGGATAAATAGAGCGTGATGGTTTACTGCTGGCAGGGGGAAGTCTACACGCTGGTGCAGTTCCTCGAAGGCCCATACCGGCACAGGGGGACTAGTAGCATACGCCAGTCCGACCTCAAAGGCCACCCAGTTGCTAGTGTGGAAACTCGCAACAACGTTATCGCCGATAATGACAAACAAAGCGCGGGCACTCTGAACGGCTACCCTGATGACCTCTGCCGCCGCTTGGTCAAGAGGCATGCGCCCTGACTGAACATCGAACTCGAACGCTATACCTTGGATACCAGCCAGCCCACAAGTAGCCAAGAACTTATCTCGTAAAGCCTCGTCTCTTTGACTATGTGATAGAAAGATATGTGGCTGCCGAAACATAAGGTCACCTCCTCTGGCACCTTTGAGGAACGATTTCTGAGTTACCACAATAGTATAGAAGATTAGCTTCCAATGCCTTCTCCAATTATCAAGGTCATCATGCCTCAAGGCTATAGATAATAACCAAGGCAAGTATGACAAGGCAAAAGATAATATCGGGCCTCAATCTGGTCTCCTGGCTACTGGTTTTAGTTTCCTCCTAGCTAGGCTAATCAACCCCCAAGCTACTAATATTAGTATAGTGCTCCAAATTATCTGCCATCCTAACTCTGCATTGCTGTGGTGGCCGAAGTTGGGATTGTATATGAAAAACCAGCCTTCATGCCTGACAGCATACAGAAATAAGACATAAAGCAGGTTGATTCCAAATACGCCTAAGATAATGTATCCTACTACTTTTAGGGTTTTCCAAAGGGCTTTCACTTCATATACTCAGTAACCCTGCCACGCTTCAAGTAATAAGGTAAATCTAACGCAGATATAAGTAAAGACAGATTTAATAAAGCACCAGCGTGTAACTCTAACTCCCCCCGGTGACCCTTGTAAGTAGTATGCCAACCCCAAGAAAGATAACGCCAACTACGGCCATCTCGGGTATCGAGATAGCTATTCCCACAGCTAGTAGTACTGTCCCTACCCCAATAAGCCCTATTATCAGTTTCCCCAT